TTTCTTGCAACCTTTCGTCTAATAACTCTTTTTTAGCGAATGTGCAAAACAGCTTGTTCATAAGCGATTCTGGTGTTAGTTCTATTGTGTTTGTTTCTGTCATAACCTTGTTTAATAAATATTTGTAATTAGTTTAGAATGCATAGCTGGTTCCATGTTTGTGTTTTACCTTCATTTCGCCTGTTTCCAATATGGTTTTGATCTCCTCTAGTGTCTTTTTTCCGTCCTTTTTGCTGAAATCAAATAGAAAGGAGTCGTAAGTGATCAGAATTAGCTTTGTCTTGGCGCTTGTCTTTTTAAGATATGTCTGAATCTCTTGTATCTTATAAATATTTTGCTTAGTCTCTAGGTTTTGCACCACGTAGTTAAACAGCTTATACTTGGTCATGGAATCGTCCTTCTTGATTATTCTGCCCGTTGGTAGCTTATAACCTCCTTGCTTACTGTATTGCTTCCACATCTCGTCTACGTAAGAACCCATTTGAGCGAAGAAGTCTACGTGTTTGTACTTTTTATCAACTCCACCGTAAAGCTGTTTAAACGTAATAGTTTTGGACTCTTTGTACTCGTCTTCTGTAAGCGCCTCTTTGTTGAAATAGCTTTTACCAAGATATTCGTGAAAAGACTCTTGTGGACATTCAAAATTTATAAGTTTAGCTATTAGCCTCAAGTGATACGCGTCGAAGTCGAATTCAACAAGAAAATCATTGGAAGGTAAAAAGCAGCTTCTGAAATCGTTCTCTTTTGGAATGGCCAAGAAGTTAATGCCGTTAAACGAGTTTGTTGGTCTTCCAGTTAAATTGTATAAGTTGTAGCAAGAGTACATCCGGTCCCCTTTAATAGAGTAGCTCTGATCGTGAATCTGGTACTTGTCCGTCAAACACTTAACGTCTACCTTTATTGGATTCTCCTCGACTGATTTGTATGCGTTAACGAAGTCCTCTTGAGTCTGTAGATCTGTTTCTAATCCGAAGTAGCCTTTAACGTAATCGTACAAACATTGGCACCTTTCGTAGTGCTTCGATATAGGTATTAATTCGTTCGTAATGGGAAGCTGCCCATAACGTGAGTAAAAATCGTGGTGTAAATTGGTATCGCAATCGAACTGGTTAAATTCGTTGGTCTGATCCAGATTAACGAAGTGTAGATCTATGGCGTTAGGTAAATCTAAGAAGTAAGAGTGAAACTTCTTGTCTAATAGGTATACTTTTTTGTGGAGCTTTAAAAACTCTTGAACCATATTAAAATCCAAGTAAAAGCTTTCAGAGTGTTTGAAAGGAAATATGTAACCCTTTTCACCATCGTTGTAATACAGTAAACTTGGGTACGTCAACTTCGGATGAACTCTATCGTTGCCCGGTATTAGTTGTACGAAACACTCGTCTTTAATATCAAGGTTGCCGAATTGCGACAAACTTTCTACAATGAAATACATAACCTTTTAATTTGAACTAAATATAACCAATCCAATCGATTGTATTCAATTAATCTACGAAGTGGGTTTTGCAAACTTAGTGTAATCACCACCTATGAAAGCATCTATTCCAACAAAATTTGGCTCTGCTGCTTCCGTTAATCTTTTATTTGTGTCTATAATTCCAGCCCTAATATCGTACTGAGATATTCTTTGTGTGTTTAGTGGTCCAGTTATTTTCCAAAGTATGCTAACCACTTGATAAAAAGAAACGTCGTACATAACTTCGCCATTGGTAAAAGCCACATATTCTGCTGGAGAAATTTCTACAACGTATCCAGATTGATTTATTTTTTTTGCGAAGTATCTTGTGATGTAGCCTTTTTGGTAATCCGAGTCTATGGGTTGAGGGTAGTACGTAGTAGGTTCTAAACCTCTTGAAGAGAATTCTTGAATCCTTGTATTTTGTTGAGCTTCTATTTCAAAAGAGGAAAGGTCCCTAGTGTTCATAGAAAGCACTTTATTTTTTATACTGTTGATAGGAGTCAAAAATAAATTACTACCATGAACTGGATCTACTCCCGTGTATGCATTACCTTTATCGTCATAGTAAAAGTTTCCAGAATATGGTTGCTCTTCTAAAAAGAATTCGTTTCCTTTTGTAATTTGATTGTTCTTAGTGGCAAAAGACGGATAGTATCTTATCATAATATTAGTTTATTGTTCAGTATTAGATACGTGCACGTGGTTTTCGTGAGTTTTTTTACCATTTTCCACAAAGTCAAAAGTTAGATACGCTTTTTTGTAAGGTCCTTCTGCATTTTCATTATATCCAAGAGCGTTTAATTGATCAGTGAATTTTTTTACTAAAGACTTTATTTGAGGATACACATGTTGACGACCTGAGCCTGCGTCTATGTAATCGATATCCACTGCACTTCCATTGTAGTGTCTGCTATTATCCGATCTCACGGTATAGTTATTTTGACCGAAGTCTATAGAGACTTTAACGCCCGCATTTCCTGCTGCAGTATTTATATCGTCCAATAGTTTAGGGTTTAAAACTGTAATATCAGTATTATTTTGAATCACAAGATTTGGATAGCTACTAGCTGGATTAGGATTAGAGTATATACTAGAGATTTTGGCTGGTGCACTTACTAATTTTGATGTAGAATAAATAGTTCTTGTTTTATCAGCTTCGTAATCATTTATGCTATTTCTTAAATAGGACATATTGGTTCTCAAAGAAGTTGTCCATTGATTGTTTTCTATGGTATGAGTAAGACCGACGATTGCAAAACCTATGCTAGTAAAAGGATTGCCTTCTTTTATTTTAGTATAGTTATAAGGTAAAAAGTTCTCGCCTATTGTGAATAGTTGAGTCATTTGAAAACCTGACATTCCGTCAATACTAATATTTAAAGAAACTGGTATCATTGCTGAGGCTCTCGTAGCAATTTCTTTATTTTTTAACACACTCATTTTTTGAATAAAGTAATTCGTAGCAAAGCTTATTTTACTTTCATCGTAAGAATCTGCATATTGATATATTGATCTAATGTATTCGTCGAACATTTTTGCTTCATTAACTATAGCGGAGTTCTTTGTAGAATTCTGCTGTTTTTTCTCCATGTATATGTCTGTTGATATGGAGATAAATCTGTCTTGAAAATCGGTGTTAACGAATCCAAAAGAACTCGCATCTGTAGAAAGCGACACTTGTCTACTTGGATCCGCATTGGCAGATATAGCTATCATACTACCCAATTTACTGCTTATATCTGTTCTTAATTCTATAGATTTAGCTATAGATTTTTTTCCGAATATAGGAAGTTCTGATATGTTTGCATTTTGAGCACTTAATTGAATTTCTCCATCTGCAACTTTTGTCTGTTGATCGTCTACTATAACAAAAGCATTAGAAGGATCGTGATAAGACAATCTTAGCATGTTAAAGTTTCCCAAAGATTTGTTCATATCTACTAAAACCTGCTCTAAGAATTGTTTTAAGTATACTGAGTTAGTTCCATCTCTATAGCTAAATTCAGAAACTAGCTTGGTTAAATAGTTTATATTCACTAAAACATTCATTAATTTACCTTGATACGCGCTACCGCCTGACGTTTTAAATTCTGGTATCTTTCCTGAAATATTGTCTTCTTTCTGAGGCACAAATATATTTACGGATTGGGATTTGTCGGTTTTAATTAATCTCTTTTTATCTGATGTTAATACGTCTTTATCGAAAAGATCTTGATAACTTTCATTTGAACCTTGATATCCTATTAAAAATTTACTTATGTCAGTAGAGAGTTGTTTTGCATTTGTTTGACAAAAATTAGTGTTTGTATTGTAATCAATGTAGACTATGGGAGTTAATTGACTTTTTGACGTACCATCGTAGATCAAACAAATGTGGTTAACCATCATTAATAGAAGTCCAAAAGGAATATATACTGGATGATTAAGATCTATGCTACCTTCGTTTATTCTAGATTTTATATTTTGTGGTAAAATGTAAGAATTAAAAAGAGTATGATCAGTTTTATTAACGCTTTTGTACTTTACCAAAGGAGTTTTAGCAACATCAGAAATGCCGGCCATAAAATTATGGTTAAAACCAAAAGCAGCGTTAATCAAAAACTGTTCGTCTTGACTTTGATTTATATAGTTTTTATTTAGATCTAATTTTGATTGATCAGTACTAGCGGCCGCTTTTGCAGATTCTAATTCTTTTACTTTGTCTAATAATTTTTGTATTTTACCTTCAAATATGCCTTCGCTAAATAATTCGTCTATAAAAAGTTTGTTAGTTTGGGTATCTTTAGAAGTTAAATCATATTTTACAACATCAGAAAATGCAGTATTTTTAGCAAAGTTAAAAGATTCTAATTGAATTATTTTCAACATAATTTCCAAAGCAGACTGATAATTTGTAGCGTCTTCTGTTTGTTTTGTAGTCGCTTCAGCATTTTGTTTACTTATGTCTTGTATTTTTACATTATAATCGTTTTCTGTTTGCTTTTGTATTGCGGCTATTTTAGCGTTGTTATCATCAATTATTCTTTGATTTGCGCTGTATAGTAAATTACTAAAACCGCTAGTATAAGATATGTCTTGTATCAAAGAGGTGTCTTCTATTGTTAATTTTATAGAAGGATCGCTTATTAAAGATATCACTATCGATACTTCGTCTTTTTTATAGGAGTAATGTTTGAAATGTACGCTTATTACACTAAAAGATAAATTAGAAGATTGAAGAGATCTGGCCGCGCTAAGAGAAATTGGATCCATTGATATATCAAAGCCTTGTCTATTTGCGCCAGTATAAGAATCTTTACCTCCTATAAAATACAAATAATCGAAAAAATTATATGCTAAATTGGTTGTAATACCTCCCTTTGCTCTTAGTCTTTCATTATAATTTGAAATATTTTCTGAAAACGTGGAGGCAATTCTATTTGCGTCTAAAGTTACTATGGTGCTAGAACCTTGAGCTCCATCTATGTACTTGTCTATTTGTTGACCATTTGAATTATATGGTATAAAAACAACGTCTTTGTTTTTAGAAACAGAAATACCGATAGACTCTTGACCCAAGTAATCTGGTATAGAGTGTTCAGTGGGATATATTAATTCGCCTGTTTTATCGTCTTGTTCGGCCAGAGCGTCTGGTAAGTATTGGGTTAGCAATAAAATTAGTGGCTCTCTTTGTTCTCTTGCAAATGCGGCTTTTGCTTGATTTATTTGATCGACTAAATCTTTAGTCTTAGTTTGAAAATCAAGATCTTTTGCTTTTTTTGCGTCGTCTAATTTTTGCTGATAGTCATCGTTAACTGCGCTTTGAACTTTTCTAACGTACAAAGAAGGCAACGATGAAGAGTGATTGATTTTAATGCTATCGCCTAAAGAACCTAATGCTTGTATTTTTAAAGTACAATCATAACCACCCTCTTGATTAAAAGTAAAATTAAAATTAGTAACCAATCCCAACATTCCATCGTAATTACCTTCGGAGTTTCTAATGTTACGTTGGATTTGAGAATTAATTTGTTCTTTGGTATTTTGCGTACTTGAAAATGGATCTATTTGTAAATCTTCACTTTTAGATATTGTACTTGCTCCTGTTTTATAGTAGACAGTATTTCCCCATTCCAAAAACATTGTATAACCCAATTTAAAGTATAAAGCGTCGATTACATCTAATTGAGCTTTATCCCAAACTTTAAAATTTATGTTAGCCGATCTTATAGAGCCCAAAGCGCCTTGAGTATCTATTTGAACTGAAGTGATACCAGGCATTGGTCGTCTTCCATATTCTTTTATTTCCGCGTCTCCAAGTATTCCGTAAGCATTTTCTCTTAGGTTATAATTAAAATCGGATTTAGTAGCATCTGGTTTATTGTAAGCAGAAGTGCCGGCAAAAAGAACAAACTTTTTTGCTAGAGAATCTTGATCTTTTATATCGTCTGGATATAGATCTTTAAAATACTTGTAAGTTTTAGAATTCTGCTTGCTATAGTCTTGCTCTGGAGTTCTCACTGATGACACTATTCTAAACCATCCTGTTTTATTAGCGAGATATATTAAATTAGAATCGTCTCGTGTATCTTTCGAATTGTTTTCTGCTCTAGTTCCCAATTGATCTATGACCCATTGAAAAACAGGAGTTCCCAACACATTGGAAATTCTTAGTAGTGGTCCGTTCGCCATATTATCTAACTGCGTTTATTTCTCTGTATCCGTTAAGTATTGCTCTAACATCTATTGGTATTCTTAATTGAGTCCCAGGTATTGGCACCAAAGAATCTCCAGGTAGAGAATTAGCCGATGCTATTACCCACCAAAGTTCTGCGTCTCCGTAAAAATCGAATGCTATCAAATCGAGTCTATCTCCTACAGTAGTAATTACGTAGTTGTCAGTTTCTAAATACGGTACATCTGGATATAGATTGTTCGTATAATATTGACTTCCGGTACTATTATATTTTACAACTTGTATGTCTTGATATCTGCTACTCATTTTTATTATGCTTGATTAGAATTAACGTCGTTTCTATTTGTTATATTATCAGCTCTATTTGTTATAATATCAGCCGATGTGCGATCAACTATATTAGTGGAATCAACTTTAAAATTGTTTTGAGTGTAAAAGCTTGTACTTCCTATTATAGGAGTAGCACTTTTAATAGTAGATCTCTTAGGTAGAGTATCATATATGGGTTTAAAGCTTATTGAAACATCCAATACGTGAGGTAATTGTTTATTATTGTTTATTTCCCAAGAAGTAGTTCCGTCTATAGTGATGTTTACGTTTTCCAAAAAACCCGGCATTCTTGAAACGTAATCTCCGATAGTCAATTTTACCATAGGAGCTCTCATGTAATTGTTTGTAGAATAATCAGGGTACACTTGAGAAACTAATCTATTTAATTTAATGTAAAGAGGCTCTAATTCTTGAGAAGATCCAACTGCAATTTTAAAAGAAAAATTCATTGATCTATTGAATCCTTGATAAGTGTAGAAAGTTTCGCCTCTACCCATATATTTGAAACCATTTAATTCTGCTCCGTGGTTATCAGTTATGCCGCCATTTAAAAAAGCTCTAAAAGATAAAAATACTGATTCTCCTGGATTGTCGTTATCCATACATTCGAAACCAAACTTAATAATATCTTTTTCGGAAGCAGAGAAAGGATCATCGGTATCTTTAAAAATTATAGGCAGCGCCAAATTCATCTTATCTATGTATTGACCGGCGTTTATATAGAATTTAGTTTCTAAACTATTTGCAAAATCCCAAATTTCTCCTTTTGGTTTTTGTGGAGCTTGAGTTCTAAAATCAGATATGTAAGTAGTTTGACCTTTTTGAACTTGAGACTTCATTAATATCTGATCGTAATTCATAACCATTCGATTAGTTATATTAGTTGTGTTATCAGTTCTTCTAATTAAAGTTAAGCCTTGGCCGTAACTAGATCCAGGACCTCCTAAGTATTGGAATAGCAAGTTAGTATCGTAAGAAATTCCAAGTCTATTCGTCAAGTTTAAATTAAGAAGCTCTGGTGCTGCTGCGCCTAAATTAAATCTCGCGTCTTCTGAAACCATTTTTAATTTCTGAAGTATAATTAATCTATTGGTTGCGTATTCGTTGTTAACGTTCTGAGCTCCTACTACGTCAGAATAGTATTTCTCTAAATAGTTGTAAGGAGTTGTTCCTGCTCTAACTACGTGAATTCCGTTCCCTTGATTTTTTATCTGCTCTAATGTATTTCTACCGTCGTTGTATATTCTTGTATTTTCTATTAAACCAGGAAGTATTCTATTATTGAACTGACCGAATAAGCTATTTCCGGTTTCAGTTTTTGGATTAGATAATTGTAAACCTCTTTGTTTTTCTATGAAAGCTGAGCCTCTTGGTTTACTTTCTAGAAATGCTTTGATTCTTTTGTAGTCCAAATGATTGGATACAGTGTAATTTTCTCCACCTAACATTACAGTTGCGCCTGGCATACTGCCTCTCAT